CGGATAATGTGGTCAACTTCTTACGTGAAGCCCCGCAAATTGCCGACATGGTGAATCGCTACGCAGCACGGAGAGCTGAGTTCTTCTCAAAAAAGTCAGGCAGCTCTGCGACTGGGCAAAAGCGGAAATCAAGCTCGAGAAGCCGCCAAAAGGCTCAAAAGTCAAACTCCGAGACCACCTGAATCAGGTCTGGAAGACATTAGGTCGCAAACCGAAGGAGCTAGCAGAACAGCCAGACTTCCCTGAAGAACTTCGGTACATGTGGGAATGGTATTTGGAGATGCGAAGCGGGGAGCCGCTTTCATTCACAGAGATCAAGAGTTGGGCAGAACTAACTCATCAGACCTTGCTTGCTTGGGAGGTGGATCTCGTGAGGACCCTCGACAGACTTTATTGGAGAGTTATAAGTGGATGATCTCGCTCGCCTTCAAATAAGAATACAGTCACTTGAGGCTGAGGTCGCTGACCGACGCCTCAAGGGACTTGCACGCAGCGGCGCAAAGGCTGAACGTGCTACCGACGGTCTAATGAGTACAATGGCACGCTTCGCGGGCCCCGCTGCTGTTATGGCGGGCGCTGTTGCGTCGCTCACGAAGGTTGTCAATGTCACTCGACAGTTTGAAGTCCTGAATGCCCAGCTGATCACGGCTACTGGGTCCGCCGAGAATGCTGGGGTTGCTTTTGAAGCCATTCAGGACTTCGCCACTAACACGCCTTACGACTTGCAACAAGTCACAGAGAGCTTTACCAAGCTCGTCAACCTCGGACTTACACCCTCAGAGCGTGCGCTCACCTCATACGGCGACACAGCGTCTGCAATGGGTAAGGACCTCAACCAGCTCATTGAGGCAGTAGCTGACGCCGCCACGGGTGAGTTCGAGCGCCTTAAAGAGTTCGGCATACGTGCAAGCTCCCAGGGTGATCAGGTTGCATTCACGTTCCGCGGGGTGACCACAACAGTTGCAAAAGAATCCGCAGCCATTGAGGACTACCTGATCGCGCTGGGCGAGAACAACTTCGCAGGCGCAATGGCCCAGCGTATGGACACGCTCGACGGGGCATTGTCCAACCTTGGGGACGAGTGGGACAAGCTGTGGCTAAACATCAGTGAGCAGGGTATCGGGGAGCTAATCGAAGACAGCGTCCGCATGGCGATCGACGTCATTGCGGAGCTCAACGCTATGCTGTCCTCGGGCGAGATGGAAGCCTACCTGGATGCGCTGGCAGGGAAGTTTGATGGCTTTGGCAAGGACATTGCAACCACGCTTGATATCCTCACAGGTCTCTGGAACGACTGGCTTGGGACGCCGGAGGGTGAGGGTGTAGCTGGCGCGACAAATGAAACGATCGCATTCATAATTCAGGCATTCAAAAACCTGCCGGAGAACATCCGAGCGGTGATCCAGCTGATGGCAGTTGAGATCGCAGCCCTTGTTGACTACGGTAGGGCATACGGGCAAGCGTTCGGGGAGGTGCTCGGGTCAGAATTCGGCAAGATTGTGATGAAGGCCGAGGCCTACGGTAAAGCGATTGGGCAAGCAATCAACCCGTTCGATGACGGGGAGTTCGACCTTGAGGCTGAACTCCGTCGGCTTGACAGCATTGCAGCGGATATGGCTGACAAGTCCTTCAGCCGAGCTGAGAAGCAGGTCGCCATTACACGTGACGCCCGTAGAGCGAGCATTGAGTCCATTCTGGAAGAGCGCGAAGCGGCCCTTAACAGCTTCGACACGCAGATTCAAGCAGCCCAAAGCCTACGCGAGCAGTACGACGCGGCAGCACGCGCTCGCAAGGAAGGTCAAGGGGATAGGCTCGCTGGCTTCTCTCAAGGGGCTACAGGCGAGGACAGCGGCCCCAGCGCCTCCGAGCTGAAGCAGATTGAGCGCGAGAAAGCAGCACGCGAGAAGGCGTTCGAGAATCTGCGCAAGTCACTCCGCACGGAAGAGGAAGTGATCCAGGAGAGCTACGACAACAGGCTCGCCATTATCCTGGAGAACACCGAGGAAGGATCAGTTAAGCAAGCAGAGCTCAAACAAAGGTTGGACGAGGAATTCGCTACCAGTGCGCTGGGCGACCTTGCCAATCCTGACACGTATGATGAGCAGCTAAACCAGCTCGAAGAATTCTATAACGCACGGCGCGAGTTAATTCTCAACAACGCCCAGCTCACTGAGGAGCAGCGTACAGAGCTAGAAGCTGAGCTTACTGCCCAGCGTAACGAGCGCCTCGCACAGTTGGAGCAAGAGCGCCTCAGCCAAGTGTTCCAAAGCAGCTCTGAACTATTTGACGGTCTGGCTGGTCTTGCCAAACAATTTGCGGGCGAACAGAGCACCACCTATAAACTCATGTTCGCTGCCAGTAAGGCTTTCGCCATCGCAGACGCAGTGATAAAGATTCAACAGGGTATCGCTAACGCTGCCGCTATGCCCTGGCCCACAAACCTTGGAGCGATGGCTAGTGTGGTCAGCGCCACTGCTGGCATTGTAAGCACGATTAGCGGCACGCAATACTCCGGGGCCTATGATAGCGGTGGTACTATTGGGCAAGGCAAAGTGGGCCTTGTAGGGGAGTTTGGGCCTGAGCTTGTTGAGGGTCCCGCAAACGTCAGAAGCCGTAGGGAAACCGCTGAAATGTTCAACGGCGCTAAAGATGAATCCTCTAGCGCGGGCGAAGCCTCTGGCGTTCAGAATAACATTCGCATCATCAACAGTATTGACCCATCCGTTATGGCGGATTACTTGGGATCCGAAGCAGGAGAAGAAGTGATCCTTAATGTGATTCGAAACAACCCAGAAACAGTGAGTTCAATTGGGAGTGCTGCATAATGGAGGGTTGGCCGTTCATTCCACAACGAGGGATAAAGGAAAAGTACGAGTGGCTGACTGAAGTTATTCGTACCAAGTCTTCTGAACAAAGAATAAGCCTCCGCCCAGTTCCACGAGTTAAAATTGAGCAGACTTTTCAATTACGGGGTCCTGAGGGTTACGCGGCAAGCGAGTTGGCAAAGCAGTACGGCAAAACAGGGGAAATGATTATCCCCCTGTGGTCGGATCTATTGCCGTTATCAAACCTCAGTCAAGGAGCGGTATCATTGTCTGTGGGTTTTGATGACGCACGTTTTATTGAGGGTCAATATGTTTACATCATTGGTCTAGACAACAGGTTTGAATTTAAGCAAATAGAAACCCTCACAAACAATTCAATCTATCTTACTTCTGCCTTGGAAATGAGTTATGGGGAGTGCCATGTTGTGCCCGCCCTCACTGGCCTTATGTCCTCAGACTGGTCTATGACGAAACGATCAGACTTATATCTGATCGGTAAATGTGAGTTCTATATTTCGCAAGAAATACCCAACTCCCCAGCAAACCCATTCCCATCTTACTTGGGTCTTACAGTCCTGACGTCCAGACCTATATTGGAAGGTTCAAAAACGGATAAGCATAGGCGCGAAGCAATAGAGTTCGACAGTGTTGCGGGTCCAATCAGCTATCAGACGGAATATGCTGACCCAATCTCTGACGGAACTATAATGTGGTCACTGGACACTAGGCAGCAAATAAAAGAGCTCCGAAACTGGTTCTATGTGCTCAAAGGAAAAATGACGAGTTTCTATATGCCCAGGTGGGTGAATGAGTTCCAAGCGAGCAGGCCTATATCATCCGGTACTGCGTATGTCTACATTGAGCGAAACCCTGCACTTGACCACACGTATGTAGGTCCGGTCTGCATTGTTAAGCGGGACGGTTCTTTAGTCTTTGCAGAAATCCAGATGATTAGCAATGTAAACGAGGACGAAGACTCCTTGCTTATGACGACCACTTTCAACGATACTATACCCCTGAACGATATTGAAATGGTCTGCAAGTTGGTCGAGATGAGATTAAACACGGACACCATTGAATTCTCGTATACCGAAAGCAACGGGGCGGATGTTAAAGCATCTGTCATAGAGGTCACCTAATGTCATATGCAAGCAGAGAAAGCTCTAAAGCGAACGGATCCCCTTTTTACTTATACGAGTTCAACACTTCCGGGGGAACCTTTCGCTACACTAACCTTTCGAAGGATGTTAGTATTCTCAGTGAAACCTGGCTTGCTAAACCAATCAGTCACAGCGATGTCAAACAGTCGGACGACGCTTCAAAGAACTCCGTTAAAATAGAAACACCAGTTGAGGAGGGGACAATATCAGATCTCTTTCTAGGGTGGTTTCCAGACCAGATTGTTACAATGAGCATCCGCCGTGGGCATGTGGGTGAAACAGAAACGCTGGTCTATTGGAAAGGACGGGTTTCATCCCACAAGTTGAAGGAGTCAGTCCTTGAACTTAACTGTGAGTCCATGTTTACTTCAATGAAAAAGTCCGGGGCTCGTGCAAGGTATCAGCGGACTTGCAGACATGCTTTATACGGTCGCGGCTGCAATGTAGATAAGAGTCTATTTGCTGTAGCGGGATCCGTTGACAATATGGAAGGAAACACTCTCAATGCGGTTGGAGCTGAATTACAGGCGAGCGGGTGGTTTACTGGTGGGATTATTGAATTCCCGGATGGCTCTTATCGTTCAATTGTTTCTCATTCAGGTTCAGCCATTACTCTGAACAGGCCAATTCGTTATTTGAGCGATAATTTAATACCTGGAACCAATACGGTAGACGTTACACTTTATCCGGGTTGTGATAGAACTATTGCAACTTGCCACAATAAGTTTAATAATTTACTAAATCAGGGCGGCTTTAAGTGGATCCCGTCTAACAACCCGATGGGCGGGTCATCTATAGTATAGAGGAATTATTATGTGGTGGTATATTGCGGTCTTTGTTGTTGCGTTGGTTGCAGCCTATGCCTTCGCACCAAAACCACAAAGCCAACCCCCTGCCGGCCTGAACGATGTTAAAGCTCCGACAGCTGAAGAAGGACGTGAAATAGGCGTCCTTTTTGGTACTCGCGATATCAAAGGTCCAAACGTGGTCTGGTACGGTCACTTCCGCGCTGTAGCAGTCAAGAAGAAAGGGGGCAAGAAGTGACCGAGGATTTTACTATTTACATGTCCGATATACGGGCGGCCAAAATGTGCTCAAAGGGGACTCGCGATTTCTTCTGCAAGCATAACCTGGATTGGTCTGATTTCCTAAAGAACGGGGTGCCTGCGAGTAGCCTGTTGAACACTAATGATCACATGGCTCGCAGAGTAGTGGAGGTGGCCCGTGGGCGGAAGCAGTAAGAAAGTCACAGTTGGTTATAAATACTACCTCGGCGAGCACATGGTTCTCTGCCATGGCCCGATAGACAGACTTACCCGTATCCGTGTTGATAAGCGGACATTATGGGAGGGGTCAAGTTCCGGCGGGAGAATAAGCGTTAGCAAGCTCGGCCTCTTTGGGGGCGAAAGCAGGGAAGGTGGTATTTCAGGCTCCCTGGACCTAGAGATGGGACGGGATAACCAAGGGCAGAATGATTACTTGCAAGCTCGCCTAGGTTCACTCATACCTGCCTTCAGGGGAGTGGTGGGTGTAGTTCTCCGTCAGATGTATCTTGGAATGAACCCATACCTTAAGCCCTGGGAGTTTCGTGCTCAACGGGTGTATACCCGACAGAACGGATTGAACCAGTGGTATGACGAAGCCGCTGCTATTCGCGGCGGTGCCATTGGGATGGAGGACTATTGGGAATATCAAATAACTTCCAATAGCTGGTCTGGTTCAATACCCACCACGGGATGGAATAATACAGGTAGAGCACCGTTTGGACACACTCCAACCTATACCCCTGTTCACCCTACCAACACCTATTGGGGACCAGATACGGGTCTCTGGATACGCAGTGTGGTCAACTGCAACGGGCTTCAGCCCGTCCGAATTAGCGGGAATTATGAGAATGCTCTGCGTGTCTATTGGGATGGTACGCTAGTTGGTGAATTCAATCCAAGTAACGATGACATAACTGGAGGACCCCGTTACGATATATTGATTCCTAGGTCAATGGCCACAGAAGGGGATCACCAAATAGCTCTGCAAGCTCTGGATGATCCTCAGGATTACGGCAATAGCGACAACACTTTTCTATCCTGTGAAGTGGGTACACATGTAGACATGAACCCTGCCCATATTATCCGGGAATGCTTAACGGACCCCGATTGGGGGATGGGCTATTTGGATGCGGATATTGATGACACTAGCTTCAAGGCTTCTGCCGACCGGCTGTTTGACGAAAAGATGGGTATCAGCCTTATATGGGATCGTGAGATGCCAATTGAGGATTTTGTCAACGAGATTATTCGTCATATTGATGCGACCTTGTATGTTGATAGAACTACGGGCCTGTTTGTCCTCAAACTAATTCGGGACGATTATGTTGAGGAAGACCTCCTCATACTCAACGAAGACAACATTCAGAAGGTGAAGGACTACAACCGCAACAGCCCGCAGGAGGGCGTGAACACTGTTGTGGTCAAGTATTGGGATGCGGCAACAGGCGAAGACGGGAGCACACTTGCTGACGATCTTGCATTAGTGCAGCAACAGGGTCGAGTCGTTAGCACGACAGTACAGTACCCGGGTTTTACCAACCCACAGGTGGCCAACAGGGCCGCACAGCGCGACCTTAGGGCGTTGTCTTCCCCGTTGCTCAGCTGTACCATAACAGCGAACAGGGAGGCCGCACAGCTCAATATCGGGGACACTTTCAAATTCTACTGGCCCGACTACCATGAGGGCTACGTCATTATGAGGGTGAACCAAATATCTTTGGGCACAGCAAGACAGAACACTGTCAAGATCACGTGCTCAGAGGATGTGTATGCGCTCCCTGAAACTTCACAAGTCGGTAGCGAGACCCCAGGATGGACGGACCCCAACCAACCGCCTGAAGGTCCCCCTGCCCGAGCTTTTGTGGAGACCCCTTATTACGAGCTTATTCAAGCACTCGGTCAGTCGGAGACGGACACGCTTCTAACTGACAGGCCTGAAGCGGGTTATATTGCAGCCGCCGCAGCGAGACCAGGCGATGCAATCAACGCAGTGCTCTCAGTTGACAACGGGGTGGGCTATGAAGACGTCGTTGTTATGGATTTCTCACCTTCACTTGAGCTAGTGAACGACATTACGCAAACACAGAAGACCTTTGCATATACCGAAGGGCAGGACCTGGATCTCCTAGTTGTCGGGACTCATGGGTACTTGAACGGGGAGATTGTAGTTCTTGAATCAATTGATACTGAAGCACTAACAGTCACTATTGGTCGCGGAGCCTTGGACACTACCCCGGCAGTTGGCGGGCACCCTGCTGGCAGCGTTCTGATGTTTTGGGATGTCTACCTGGAAGGTGATAACGTTGAATACGCCTTCAGCGAAACAATCAACGGGAAAATTAGGCCTACAACTGGCGCGGGTACGCTTGCACTAGAAGACACAGCTACTGACACAGTGACTATGAATAGCCGAGCGGTGCGTCCGTACCCTCCAGGGAACCTGGAAATAGACGGCGTATCCTACCCCGAGCTAGTAGCTTCAAACGAAGTTGTGGCCACATGGGTTCACAGGGACCGCATACAGCAAACAGCAGGCGAGATTCTGGATCACCTGGCGGGTAGTGTTGGTCCGGAGCCCGGCACCACATACCGGGCACAGCTCTTCACAGAGGGTGGTGTACTGCACGACGAAACTTCCGGGATCACAGATACCAACTTTGTATTCAATCTCGCAGGCTTGCCAACAGAAGTGGCTCACGTGAAAATCTATTCGGAGCGTGACGGTTATTTGTCATGGCAGCCTGCTCAGAGTGTATTTGAATTCACATTGGCAACTCTGTTCATGGTTTACCCGTTAACCTACAACGAAGCCTCAGCGGAGGGCTCTATGCAGTTTGCTAGCTATGGGGGAGCGGGGCTTATTACTCCGAACGGATTCATGGGGGATGGGTACGAGGGATTATTGAAAGCCACGGATATCCCTGTCTGGGCAAACATGTCCACTTCACGTATTTCAATCTCAGCATCGGTGCGAGTCTTTGAGGAGCATGTTCGCAACACAAGTAGAGAGACAATCCTGTTCCACGGTGAGAACACCTCCGGTACCATTCCGAATGCGAAACTTGCACTCACAAAGCTACCCGATCCCAACAATAGCGAAGTGAGTTATGTGTCACTGGAAACTTATGATGCAGTTCGGGAAGACTACCCTGTATTCAAACCAAGCTGGAAGTTCCACGGACAATTCCCTGAGCAAGAAAGAAACGGCTACGGGGCCAAGCCACAAGGCGTTTATTTTGTTGACGCCAACAACTTGCTCATTTCTGCGCACTATGACAACCAGGAATCCGTGGTGTTTCGGGTTGACCCATCGGATATGAGCGTCACTGGAACCTTCTCGTTTGGCACAACCACGCATAGGCATGTGGCTTCCTTTGCTACAAACTCCGCAGGGGATCTTTGGTGTGTGGATTACGATACTGGGCACACGCTCAAAGTTGATTTGGCAGCATCTTTGAGCTCAGGCTCAGCAGTCATATTGGCGGATTGGGACACTTCAGTTCTAAATATAGTTTCAGGTATTTCCTTTATTACACTGTCAGGAACTGAATACGTCTTGATCGGGGAATACAGTACAGGGGGCAGCCCGTACCTCTATGTGATCCCTGTAACTGAAATGGTTGATGCAAGCGTCTTTGACATCGCCAACCGTTATAAGCGTTTTGCAGTGGGAATAACCATACAGGGTGTTGACGTTCATAATGACGAATTGTGGTTAATGCGTAACTCTGCTTCCTATGACGCAAACGGGACAGGATGGCTTGAACGTTATGATTCCGCCGAGGCGCTTTTAACAAGCTCTGCAGACGGTGCAACGCTAACACCGGACTTCAAGACTGTTGCTCCATCCGGGTATCCCGAGGACATCTCCTTCCACCCTGTCACAGGTGAAGTCTGGACCTCAACTGAAGGTTGGCGGGATACTGGCGGGGGCGGGGACGGCTGGCATAGTATTTGGAGTTCAACTGCGGATGGGATGCCTGCTGAAAACGTCGTGGAAATGATCTTTGATGGGGTTGACACAATAACAGTCAAGTTGAACAATTACCTGTTTGACAATTTTAACCACACGCCTACCGCCTCACCTGACTGTTTTACAGTTATGGGACCTCCTGACACGGACCCTGGATTCCAGAACGGTTACTGCTTTGGGTATGTGAAGAACCTTCGCATTCAAAACAAGGCAATGACGGAAACCGAATATAATGATACTGTATCCGGTAGCTATGAGCTCCGTACCCTTACTGAGTACGATGTCACAATTCTAAATGGTGCAGCGGAATTGGGCGATACTACCAACTGGGTAAATGAGCAAGGTTCAATCGCGCTTCGAACAGGCAACCCAGACGCACCGGAAGGCGGCGCCTACTTCTATGGTGGTGCGAACGCTCTTACTATATCGAGAAACAGGACAGAGCTTCTTACTAACTCCTCTGTGACCTCCGCAGAACTGGATGACCCGACTAAGGACGTTTGGCTGTTAAACGGCTGGTATCAGAGTTCCTGGAGTTCCAGTGATGCGGGTACAGTAGGAATGAGGGCTTTGGACGCTTCTCAGACCCAACTACTTGAAGCACGCCAAGAGGCGGACGAGGCCCCTTACTCTAGCTCCGATCCTTGGTACTGGTATCGCAGAGGTTTCTCAATGGGGCTACCGGTCGGGTCGCGTTATGCGGATATGGTTTACAGAGCTGAGCGTACTGCCGGGACAAATAACGACCCCTATACGGACTCAATACGAGCTAAGATCCTGGTGAGGGATGAGCGTGTCGACCAGCTTGCGGACAAGGTTGTTCGTCTTCTCAACTTTGAAGGGACCGACGGCAGCACCACGATGACTGACGAAACTGGCGCAACGTGGACAGCAGAGTCTGGCGCGGCGCTATCCAGCACAAGGTCAAAGTTCGGAACAACGTCCTTGGCATTGAATGGGACAAGTGACTATATTAGTGCAGCCTCATCCGTCGACTTTGAACTTGGAGATGGGGACTTCACCATTGAATGCTTTGTATACGCTACAGCCACTGGCGCCAGTCGGGTACTGCTGAGCCTGCGGGACGCTTCTAATGACTGGAACTTCTACTGGCGCTATACCAACCGGATCGCAGGTTATAACACGGCTGACGGGACCTATGCCGAAGGTGGGACAAACCTTGTGGCCAATACGTGGTACCACTTTGCCTTTGTACGTGAGAACAACCGAATCCGGCTTTACGTTGACGGGGTGTTGGAAGCAACTTCAAGCACTATAACGACATCGGTTGGGCAGGCTAGCGCAACCCTTGGAACCAACCAATCGCTGTCACAGTTCTGGCAGGGAAACATCGCGGACTTCAGAATAACAAAAGGGGTGGCCCGTTATAAAGGACGGTTCGCACCCCCAACTAGAAAGTTCGTGCTTTAATTACAGTTAATGGCGGGGTCATACGGAGGGTATCCGTACTCCCCGCCACTCTTCTCAAACCGCTCTAGCATGTCACAATAATGGCGCTCAGCGAGGACGGCGTCCTCATAGTCCATCTGACCCACCATCATCAATGCGCTTACCAGCAACAGTAGAAGCCATGCGAGTGGGCTCTTCAATAATGAGATAGCATTCGAAACCATTTCCGTTACTCCTTATTCCAAAATATGAGAGCCCACTCTGGTCTGCTTTACTCTTCAGTTCCAGGTAGCTCCCCGCTGTTATCTTCTTCAGGTTGTGTACTGGCTTTGGCATTACTGCTCTCCGGTTTGTGTACAAAGCGAGCAAGCTGGTGGTCCCAAGTCAGCGCCTTGCCGCTTGTGCGCTCGCTGTAGCCCTGATCGGCGCTCCAGCGTATGCTAGCCGGGATGAGCTTGGAAAACGCAATACGCACGTCCTCACGCTTGTCTGCGTCGCGAAACTCACCCCGGACCATCCTGTGCTCAACCACCGCTCGAGGGCCGTTACCGGGTGCCATGTATTTCACACGAACTCGGCCTTTCTCAACTGGCGTCTGATCTTCAACTGTGAAAGACATCCCTTTCAGCGGGCCATTATCAACGGCGACGCTGTGCTGAGTTGCTTTCTTTGCTGTTTCTTTCTTCATAACGTTAACCCTCAGATGTACTGTAGTGGAGAAGCGTCTAGAATGCAAGTGTTAAATCGCATAATCTATCTTCTTCAGGATTTTCAGAGCTTCCTTCTCATACCAGTCATAGTCCACGTCCGACGGGAACTCATCGGGTAGATCCATGAGCGGTTGGGCTCCATCCGATTTTGGAACCTTGTTACCACTGCTAGCATACACGATCTCACCCGGCACGTCTTTCCCGTAGTACCAGCGGATCGCCTTACCCAGGAACACACCTGGTTCATTCGGGTCGTACAGCTTAACAGCACCACCCTTCACAGTCCGCACGTTCAGGAACTTGCGGATGTCCTTGCACTCACGAATGGTCTCGTGAATCGCCTTGTTGTTGATCAGGAGCTCTTTGATTGCAATGACACAGATTTCGTTCTGTGGGTTCTTTGATAACCCAGGCTTCGCAAACACCCCTTTCGTCTTAACCTTATCATCAAGCTCCGCGTCCTCTTCCCAAGTGCTAGGATCCTTGATCGCGAGGTAGTTGTTCACGTCCTTGCTGTAGAGGGCCTTGTACAACGTTTCCTCGGTCTCGAATCCTGTGTCCCGCTCCCACTTCTCAACAATAGCGTCAAGCTGAGGCTCCAGGGTGCGCGGGCACTTAATTACGATCCCGTCCGTGTTGGCGCTGACCACAGGAATGCCTGCGAGCTCCAGCCGCTCAATCAGTAGCAGTAGGCTCAGCTGTCCCGTAATTGTCACCTGGATGAGTAGGTCAGGGGAATAGAGGATGGAGTGCTTGCTCCCCAGCTTACCGAAGGACCCGTTGATAACGATCTTCAGGCTGTCAGCGACCGTCTTGTTCTTCTCGCGCTTTGCACGAATACGACGCTCAACGATGCCCCGATACACCAACAGGAAGTTCGGCCCCAAGTGCTGCGGGTACAAACCCTGGTTCAGTATGATGAATGGATAGTAGGACGTCACGTCCTTGTCGACCAGCTTATGGTTGTGGTCACTGAAATGTGCAGTGCTCTTCTCTGTGCTGTGCAGTCCCCCGATACCCATCTTGTAGGTACTCTGGTTCATTGTAATGGAAAGGTCTTTCAGCTCCTGGGGCAAGCCGATGTTTCCGTGCTCGGATACAATGAAGTTCGCATTCGCTACAACGTTCAAAACCTTCTGCATAAGCGGAGTCTGGTAGCGAATGAAATGTGGGACCCTGTAGCGGCACACAGTACCCGGTTCAATGTGGGGCTTATGTGCGCGGCAGCGATTCAGCTTCTCGACCTCTGTGCCGATTACAGCCTCGGCAATCTGGGCATCTGACTTGGAACGCAGGTCCATTCCGTACTCGGCACCCATTTCCTCCCGTAGAGTGAGTTCCTTTATGATGGAGTTATGCAGCTCAACGGTGGTCGTTAAGTCGTTCACACAGTACCAGCGGACGATTGCACGTTGCGGCTCGCTGAGCACAGTGTCAGGGTGAAACGGCAGGTCCTGCATTCGCTGCGAGTGCATACGCCCGCCATAGATCTTTAGGCTTGCAAATAGCGGCGCCACTTCAACGAGGTCAATGTGGTCACAATCCAGGGCCTTCACTTTGTAGTGCTTCAGCACCTGCCAGCCCCGCTCCTGGTACTCAATGATCGCGGTGGTGGCAGACTTCATCATTGCTGTGGAGCAGCCATGGACCGCCATCGCTGCAATAATGATGTCGTAGTTACGTGAGTTGAAGCCAATGACGCAGAAGTTATCAAAGACCCACTTCAGCTTCTGACAGTCCAAACTGTAATCGTCACTGAGCTCGCAGAACAGGACTTTGCCAGTATGCAGGGACACGAACGCGATCAAGAAGTAGTTGCCATAACACTCGATGTCATAAACAAGTGGGTGACGCTTGCCTTTTGTGAACTGCTCCTGGGCGTGCCCGACAAGCTCCTCGTCTGTCATTAGCGGTACGTTGAAGGCGCGTGCTTCCTCCAGCCCAGGTAGGTAGTCTGGAGCTAACCACACTGGCTCCGGCGGGCTCCGCTTCTCCCCTGTCTTGTTGGCCTTCGCAATGCTGTAGGCTGTGTCCAACCCCAAGCAAATCGAGCGCGGGTTCTCACCCTTGTCAATCCGCCATTGCTCGGCCCAAAAGCCTGCAAACACCTGAACCCATCCCTCTTCAGTTAGCAGGTCTTGCTTCTTCTCTGTCTTGTAATCCGTGTCCTCCCAAAAGAGGCCCAGTGAATCACGCCTCATGCTCGCATCCCTATGATCGCTCCCCGCAACCTGTCACCGAAGAATAAGCACGGCTTCGGGTAGCTTGAAAAGTCTATTGAGTCCGCTGTTCCACGTAACAGGTTCAGAATGTGCAGTTGGTACACGCCCTCATAAGGGAAGTCGGGAATGTCATAGCTAGCCCCTTCCCCTTCCACCAGTGTCGTGCTCATCTTCCCGTCGTGGATATAGACTCGCTCTTGCTTGTCTGTGAAGGGCTTAATGGTGTCAAGTGCTTCGTAGATGCGCTCATCAATGGGCTTCGCGTCGCTTTGTACGTCCAGGACCTTGTTAAGGTCAGGCCAGCCAATCTCAAGCAGTGCAGCACGGATCCAACGCCCGTCGCTGTAGTGGAACGAGATGCTCTTGTCGTCCACCTGAGCACGCTCCGGCGCTTCGCCAATACGAATCATTTCCCTTACAGCGGCCTTAGGCACGTTGCAAACGATAGGGAAGGTGCTGCCAATCCAGTATTCGATCAGTGAAACGTTGTTTGTAGCAAAGGCGCTCTGCCCTTTAAGAAGGATCCCGTTCGACCAAGGGCGTGACGCATCGTCACCGATAAACGGGGAAATCGTCTTGAGAGCCTTCAGTAGTGCGTCCCCGTCTATTTCAAACTCCTCCCCTTCCGGTACAACGTGCGGGGTTTGTTCCTCAACGCACTCAATGAAGGCCTTAAAGGAACCCGACTTAATGCCCAAGCGCCCAGCGGGCGTCATGCTCATTGTGACCGTCTCTTTACAGTTCTGAATCGCTTTGACAAACGGCTCAGCCTTCGGGGTGCAGTCTATGTCCAGGTTGATTGGGCTGCTCAGTGCAAGCGTACCGTTGAAGCTGCGAACGTTCCCATTCTCGATTCGGAAGTGTGTAAGCGCAGGCAAGAAGTCTTTCTTCGCTACTGCACCCTGAACGAACTTGAGTTCCTTTAACATTACATCACCTCGAACCATGTTTTGGGTGGGTTGGCGACGTGGTAGGGATTCACACGGAACGTCACATAAGGCTTATCGGGGCCAATTTGCAAGTGGCGAGTTCCGAACCTCCAGTTAATCCATAGGTTACTCATCAGAACAGCTCCTGGTATTCGCATTTGAAGTTATTGGGGTTATCACGATCGATCATCTTGTTGATCTCTGTGAACGCCCAGAGGTTGTAGGCAGCCCTGGACTCATACACAGTGGACAGACGCTCGTATGTGAACCCCTGTGATTCAAACATGCGAAGGACCTGCTCTTGCATAACTGGCGGGAGTGTTTCAACGTGCTGGTTCGCTTCGTGCCTGCTAGGGGACTTCTCGGACACTGACAGGGGACCGAATTCGGGGCTGATCACACTGCCGTAGGCAGCGGACTGAATCCAGGAAGAGGAGTCACAGGACCACCACGGGTACCGCTCCATAATGGGGATGGACGTAATACCAAACCCGTGAACCTTAATGCGCGGGTTCCCTGCTCCATCCGTCAGGTACTTGTCCCACATCCGGTCAAGCCAGATCATGAGCTGCTTTGTACTAGAGCCAACCATACCGCCCAGCGTGATGTAATCGTAGTTCTGAACGTACCATTCTAGATACCGTTCGTCCTCGCCTGCGTGGAAACAGGGGAGGGGGCGCACCCCATGGGCCTCCATTGCGAGCTGGTTCTCATAGGTGAGCTGAGGGTCGCCGATGCCGTCCAATACGGATGCCATGACAATGCCATCGTCCACACGTATGATGTCGGAGTTGCGCTTTATGTAATCGCAATAGGTAGGCAGGTCGAGATCCACGCCCAGGGTGTAAGCAGAGAACGCACCGGAGTCAAGAAATATCTTATCGCCTTTCTCGCGTATGGCTTGCACAAAGCTGTCTTTGTGAATATAGTGGTATGACTCAAGCAAGTGCGGCAGGTTGTCTACGACTTGTTTTTCTCTGTCGTTCAGCTTCACATAACGGTTCGTATGCCGGTATCCGTTTGAGTGAAGTGCGGCCATGTATATGTACATCATTCCTCCTGTTCATAAAGTCAGGCGCACTTGATACGGAGTCCCTTCCGCGTTGCCAAGGCTCGTGCGCCCTTGATAGGTGTCCTACACCCGTCCAAACGGTATTCTAACACCCGCCGCTATTGTCTCGCAAGTGCCATAAACTCAGCTCGGGTCTCAGGCTCGTTGAGGAACGCGCCGACAAGTGCTGTGGTCACAGTGTGGTGCCCCTGTTGGCAAATACCACGCGACTCCATGCACATGTGACGCGCCTTAATCATAACACCCACACCCTTCGGATCGAGGTGTTCCTGGATCGCATGTGCGATCTGAGAAGTGAGCCGTTCCTGCACTTGCAGGCGCCGTGCGAACACGTCTGCAAGGCGGGACAGCTTCGACAGCCCAACGATCTTCCCGTCAGGGATATAAGCAATGGTTGCAGTTCCGAAGATGTCAGCCATGTGGTGTTCACACTTGCTGTAGATGGGGATGTCCTTGACAACGACCATCTGGTTGTAGTCCTCACCCCCGTCTTCGAACACCTTCATGATCTCTTTGGGATCCTGTGCGTACCCGCTGAACCAGTGGTTCAAAGCCTTGGCCACACGCTTCGGCGTTTCCAGGAGCCCTTCACGTTCCGCGTTGTCACCCGTGTATTGCAGGATCCGACGGATGTTGTCTTCGATCCCTACTTCTGCCGTCCCCTCCCAAGGGAACACGACCCAGGAGTCCCTGTAAGGCGATGCAGGGTCGAGCTTGTCGATCAGCGCCAGGAAAGGCTTGCCAGGGTACTCATCGCACCACTTGCGCATTGTAGCGCCGCTGTCAATGATGTCGTCAAAGAAGAAGTCAGCATCGTTGGGGTCAGTGACAAACTCAAGCCCGAAGTTGGCGTCCAGTGCATACGCGGCAGGAACACCACCGTTCGGAATAGGGAAGCACTTCAGGTCGGTTCCAGGAGCGTTCCCCATAGAGGCAAGCAAGTCACCCAGGGCCAAGCAGAGGTTTTCAATGTCGCTGTGTTTCAGAATTACTTGTGTCATCTTATACTCCGTATGAAGCGTGGCATTTAGCAGTTTCTTCGATAAGCACTTTCACCAGCTTCACACCGGTTCCAGCAAGCTGTTGAGGACCTACAACGTCGACCAGGTGCTGCGCCATGTTTTCAGCAGTGGGGTTGAAGTCAGTCCACACCATTGAAGCGTCCAGCATGTTTTCCGCACGCTTGCCAACGTCACTTTCAAAGCCCAGGAACGAGACGTCTGTTGCAATGGCTTTCATCAAGGGGTCTTCCTTCCATGCGAGGAACTTGTGATCCCAATTATCCTCAAGCCACATGCACAGCTTTTCCTTGACAACGCTGAAGTCGATCACTCGACCGATGTCGTCGAGGGTTCTTGTTGCGCCAAGTTCCTTGCTCTGCGAAGCAGTGTCCATGACGCAGGTGAAGTGAACCCGGTAGTTGTGCCCGTGCAGGTGCTGGCACTTGCTCTCGTGCCCTGTAACGCGATGCCCTGCGCAGATGTCGTGATAGCGGTGTACTTCGTGCATTTCTTATTCCTCGTATTGGATGACTTCTTCAAGCCCGTTGATATTGAATGCAGTCTTTCGCATAAAGCAGGGACCGCACTTGCCGCAGTGCAGGCCCCCGTTCTTGTAGCAGCTCCAGGTCAAGTGCAGCGGAGCGCCGTTTGTGCTGCCCAGAGCGACGATTTCGTGCTTCATAAGGTCCCCAACTGGCATGAGCACTTCGACCCGCTTGCCGTCGCCCACAGCGAACGGGAGCAGGTTGTTGAACCGTCTAATAAACTCGGGTTCATTGTCGGGATACGCGCCAGCCTCTTCCAGGTTGTTGCCCAGGACGATATACTCGAACCCGCGTGCTTCGGCGATAGCTGTGGCCACACTAAGCATCACCAAGTTTCGCGCCGGAACCCACTCATGGGCAAACTCAGCTCCCTCTTCCCCGCCAGCGATGTCACTGTTTCGATCGAACAAACGGGAGTCGGAAGGTTCATAGATTTCCATTGGGAACACTGTGACGGGGACCCCCATCTCCTGCCCAATCTTACGAACTGCGTGGACTTCCCTTCCCTCAGCGCGGCACCCGTAGGTGAAGTGAATCAGCTCAACGTCGTAACCGTCCTTGATGCACTGTGCAGCGGCAACGGTACTATCAAGGCCCCCGCTTGCAACTACTAGGGCTCGTGGCTTCACATTAGGGTCACGCTTCGGGCGCAGAGTGTTAGTCTCAAACTCCAAGTGGCCCTCGTCCGTGTAGCGGAATGACGCAGTGCTGTACGGCTCGATCGCGATGGGTGTATGGTCGTCAGGGAAGTATTCCTCAGCACTTGCAAAGAACACACCGTGGGCGTTGATTGACACCCAGATCGGCCTGTAGTTGGCAGCCAGCAACACCTGATTCGGGAAGTCCATGTGGGTCGCCAGAATGGCGTAACTACCAACAACCTTCTTCACCGTGTTGTGGAAGGTGCTGTACAGATCATCAGGTCCTTCAAAGAGCTGGGGTTGCTTGCACAGCGACTCAACAATCGCTGCACTGTCAATAGATGTTTGGACCTCATGGGTGCGGAGCTCCCTGTCGTTTGCGACGGTCCCGTTATGCACAGTGGCCCACTTCATAAGCCTGTACGGCTGCTGATCGTGTGCCCGCTTTTTCATCACGTATTCGGTAGTCGGCTCAGCACGAAAGTTCCCAATAATAGCCGCACCATGTACCGTCGTCTCGAAGTCAGGTTGCACGATTTCATCTAGTGTGAACGTGCGAGCGACCTTTCGGCAATCATCCGCACCTTTCTGGAACAGGAAGAAATGATTGTTCCACCCATAACCGTCCCGGCCCCGCGCCATGCTGTGCTCCATAATGAGGCGAAGGTCAACGCCCGCCTTAATGGTGTCGTGGGTGTTATTCGTTTTCGGGAGCAACGCTCCAAAGATTGAGCACATTATTCGACTCCTACTATCTTGTGAATCTGAAGTTGGAGCAGGTATCCATGCTCCATGCAGCTTGCAACCACTGCCGCAATGTTGCGGTGGTTCTGCGCGATATTCTGCGAGTCCATGGGTTGCAGGTAGACGGGAACCTTGCTGCCTGAAGGTGGACGCGCCACCCTGGGCTTGGCACTGTGGTCAAGTGCAAGTATCGGAAGCCCGTCATCCGCAACGCTGTCAGCGTGCATCACATACTTGAAGCAGTCAGCGCGGTCAGCAATCACCTTGTTCAGCTTTCCAGCTTTCGGGCTACATACGACGCACACTTGCTCGGACAGACCTGGGCTTGGCGGGAGTGTTCCGTTCGTCTCAATTTGCACATCGTATCCCATAGCAATGAGACCGTTGGCAAGGACGGAGATGTTCTGTCGGAAGGGCTCTCCCCCTGTTATGACCACAAGACGGGGAGCTTCGCCGTGCTCAATAATGCTTCTGCAGATGTCGCCAACGTGCTGCTTCTCGCGACCGGAAGTGTAATCCGTATCACAGCCGGGACATTGAAGGTTGCAGCCAGCTAGGCGTACAAAGATGGCTCTGTGCCCAGTGAATGGGCCTTCGCCTTGAATGGTGGGAAAGATGCTTACGATGTCCAGGTGATGTCCTGAACCGGGGTGTCGTTTTTCTATTGGTTGGGTGTTCATTGAACCTCCGGGAAGTTAACGGCTTTTGCCGATGGGTTACGGAGTCCAGCAAGGCTAGACCCCGCAAGTGTAGCAGGGTCGAGCGCCCGAAGCTAGATTATTCAGCAGGAGCTTCTTCCTGCTCCGCCGGAGCTTCTTCCTTCGGCAGGGTAATACGGCCAGTTACGCCGTTGAACTTGCGCCACCGTGCATACTCAGCCTTGACGTTGCCTTCGTTGAGGCCTTCAGCAACAGCACGCTCCAGGAGGGGCTTGACAGGAGTGGGTTGACCCAGCTCTGCAGACAGCTCATCAGCAATCGCCCAGGCACGGCCGCACTTCGTGTTCGGCTTCGGACGACGGATACCGTTCTGCTCAGGCATACGGTTCGCTTCGCGTTCCGCTTCCTTACGAGCTTTCTCTTCTTCCTTCTCCTTGCGCTTGGCTTCGCGCTCTTCTTCGCGCTTGCGCTTTTCCTCTTCCTTGGCAGCACGCTTCGCAGCACGCTCTTCTTCGCGCTCGACAGCCTTGATTTCCTTGTCAACGGCAGTGTTGGCCTTCTTCAGTGCGCTCTCAGCAGTGCGCAGTTCCGCCTTCTTCGCCTTGACTGCTTCCTTGTCAACCTCATCGGCAGCTTCCAGGGCGGACACTTCAGCCCGCAGGTTTTCAACAGTGCTTTCGGCTTCGACAGCGGCGTTTTTCAGTTCAGCAAGTTTCTCAGACATGGTGGGTCTCCAAAATTATCAGGGTCTCTTAATACACGTTACAACGTGAACGGAGTGCAAATTTAACAGCACCCGTTCACGATTGCAACTCCTTTTCAATACGGAGCCCGTGTTTTGTGCCACACGCCTAATTCAGAGCTTGAGCTGGCGCGTTTTATCGCTTCGTCGTTCTCGAGAGTGTCCATGATTTGTTTGCGAAGCGCCAGGATGGTAGGCTTGTCAGTTGGCTTGCCCGCTTCCTCCCATAACTTATCGGCAGTGGCCCAAATGATTGCCTTGGCTGTGCCGCGCTTGGGACCGCTGGCGCCTGGGGCCCGTTGCTGTGTAGCGGGGGCGGGCCGATCGCCGCCTGTGCTCGGGCTACGCGGCCGCACTTTACGCTTCAAAGCCGGGAGCTCCCCTGCCTTTGCACGTTCCTCTTCGCTTTCACTTCTACTTGCACGGCGGCAAGCAGGCGCAAAGAGATCTGGCTTCTCCGCTGGACGCTTGGCCCCACGGACGTAGATCCACTTCCGCTCGTCCCCTTCAGCAACGTGCTCAGCCTGCCTTTCGGCTTCGACAGCGTTGATGTCTGACTCGCTGATGCGGGAGGTTAAGTCATAAAGGATCTGGAGTAACTGCGTTCGATTGAAGCGGTTGCCGTAATCAAGGCCCGTGATGTTGTGGTAAAGCATCCGAAGCTCCATATCAGTGAAGTCTCGGAATCCCGTTGCATCGTCAACGCCGAAGATGCAGTAGGCAGAGTTATGGCACTCAATCCAGGCAACGTCAGCAAGGACGTAGAGGCTTGCGTGTTTATGCAGTAACACCATTCTTTCGCGGTCAATTAGAATATACATCGTTTCCCCTTAAACGAGTTGGCGGGCCTCATTGGACCCGCCTATCTCTTGTCGTTGAGTCCTCGGACTCACTTGCTTGTATTTTGACGGCCGACAATGCCGTGGAACTTGCGCCATTGGTACATTTCAATCACTGCGTTGTTTTCGTTCCAACCTTTCTCCCGAGCGGCTTCCTTCAGCAGCTTCGGCATAGGCATGACGCCCTTCTCGTTCAGCTCGTCGCAGAAGTCCCAAATGGCGCGACACTTGCCACCAGCTGACGGACGCACGATTCCATTCTGCTCTGGGCGATCCTTTTCGATCTTGATACCCTCACCCTTGACAGGCAGCTCGCGCTCTTCGCCAAACTCTTCACCACAGCCCAGGCACAGAAACTCGTGTGTGAACATTTCAGGAAATGCGCTGGACTTCGGATCCAAGTGCTCTTCCAGTGCCTCGTCAAATGTCCATGCACCGTTTTCCAGGTGGACGTTGCAGTGTGGGCAATGTGCAGTTCCGAACTTCTCAATGTACTGCTCATCGAACTCACGCTCGGCTTTCAGCTGCTTCTCTTTCTCTTCGCTTACACCAACGCGCTCTGTTTTGTAGTGGGGATAGAAGCCGTTGTCCTTGTCACCTTCGATAGCGAAGTATTGATCAGCGTTGGCCTTAACTTCTGCTTCCTCTACGCCGCGCTCTGCAACGATGGCTTTGATGGCGGCGCGTTTTGCGTTGGATTTGTTGGCGTATGTTTTCATCTTTGCATCTCCTGGGTTAGTTGTTCATGTGCTGCTGTTTTGCTACACATGACACTAAGTATAGACATCCTTGTCATAGATGCAAGTGTTTTTCGCAAAAAGATTCAAAAAACTTTAGAAGGGGATATCGTCCTCGAACTCATCCTCAGCTATCGGATTGTTTTCCAAGGGAATTGGCTTATCCGATTGGATGCTAGGCTTGGAGAAAGGATCCTCTTCTTCCTTGCCGAAGTGGGTCCCGTCGTAGCAGTAAGCCATGATCTCCGGATACTTTTTATTGGTCCAGACTCGCAGGCTTGTAGGGGCTGCCAGCTTGTCGGAGAACTCGATACCCTCTGCCGTGCTTCGAGGGAAGGGCATCTCTGACCTCTCACTCCACCAACGCTTGGCCTTGTGCTGGGCATAGCCTTCGTGCTCGAAGCAGACATATTCGTTGTACATGTGGAACCCACAATAGTACGACACCTTCATCATAGGTGGCTTGTCCATCTTGGTGTGTTCGGAGTAGGTGATGTGGTCAACCTTAAACTCCTCCACGACTGGCAAGTCACCTTTGATAAGTTCGTCAGTCCCTGCACCCTGCTTGAGCTTAGTTTGGAACTTGAATTCGTTGCCACACTGCGGGCAGTGCCTGGCGCTGGCATGGACCCAGGTGTTGCAGACTTTGTTGTCTACTGTGATCCCCTCGCACAGCTTAATGGGCGCGTCACCTTTCTTCTTTCCTTTACGGGGAGGCAGTACAGGATCATTGATCGGACCAAGTCGCTTAGTGTTCCCGCCAAAGTCCAGCACCATACAGTCCTGCTTTTCGCTGTGTGCGATGGCAGCGAGCCGACCGTCTATAGTGTCCAGGTCGAACCCGTCAGCGTATAGCGGGCGCGTACCTCGGCCTAACATCTGCACCCAAAGCCCAGGGGAGCTAGTTGGGCGCAACATAATGATCATGTCAATGGGAGGGTGGTCGAAGCCCGTCGTGAAGATGTTGTTGCCTACTAACGCACGGAGCTCACCTCGCTTGAACTGCGCGATGGCTTCGTCACGCTCCCCGTCAGTCATCTTGTGGTCTTTGTTGCTACTATGCACAGCCTTGGCAGGGACGCCAAGCATGTTGAGGATCTCTGCTGTGTGTATAGCGTGCTCAACGCCCGCCGTAAACACGAGCCAGCACTTGCGATCAGCGCCAACTTCAAGGGCCTCTTTGATCGCTGCTTCAGTGAGTTCGAACTTGTCGACTGCCTGTTGCAGCTCCTTGGCAATGAATTCCCCGCCCCGCTTGTGGACCCCATCGACGTTCAGCATTAGATCTGTTCGCTTGGGCACAAGCGGGGCAAGGTAGCCTTCCTGGATGAGTTTGTTGAACTCGTCCAGCGTTGTGATGTCGTAGCAGACGTCAGTGAAAAGGCTGCCTTTCTCGATGATCTGTCCATGCCCCAGGCGGTAGGGTGTAGCAGTAAGACCGATCACTTTTAGATGGGGATTGTAGGCTAGCAGCGCCTGGATGAATGCCTGATACATGGTGTCGTCATGCGGGCTCACAAGGTGAGCTTCGTCAATCACGATCAGGTCAATGTGCCCAAACTCTTCCGCCCGTTTAGCGACGGAGGCAATGCCAGCGAATGTGATGTTGTTGTACAGGTCCCGTCTACCTAGACCGGAACTGTATATCCCGGCTGGCGCCGTGGGCCATATCGCCATCAGCTTTTCATGATTCTGCTCAATGAGCTCTTTGACGTGGGTAAGCACCATCACGCGCTGATTCGGGAAAGCATCAAATACAGTACGAACGAAGCCACCAATGACTAGCGACTTGCCCGTACCTGTAGGCATAGCCACAATCGGGTTGCCCGTCTTACCGCTTTTGAAGTATTCCCAAATCGCGCAGACAGCGTCCCACTGGTAGGGTCGAAACTTCATAGCCATGTTATGAGATCCAGGGGTCAGCGTGCGTCCAGGGTTGCGAGCCGTTAGGCTGTGGAACTTCTCCAGTGTAGCGGTATTCGTCTAGAAGCTCAAGCGCCCGTCCCATGACCTCAGCACCCTCGGCAGCGTGCGCCTTCGTGCGCCCAATCTCGCTCAGGTGGTCTTGCAGCATTGCGATCAGGTATTCCCCTGCGGCAGTGTTGTCAATGAGGTACTCCAGACGGCTGTACTCTTCCTCCGCTTTGCGCTTGTCAATGTGGCACTGCCGCAAAGCGTTTTGAAGCGCCTTGGTCGTGTCGGCAAGGTAGTCGCGAGCAACGAAGCCGTTTCGCTGTGCCAGGTCCAAGTAGATCTTGGCAATAATCCCGTTGGCGTTTTCGTCAAGGGAGGGAACGTTCGTTTCCTCGGAACCAGTCTCGTCATACCGCTGACGTCGGCTCTCGTCCTTCAGCACTGCATACGCCCGCTGAAGGTTCTGGAACTTGCTAGTGGCGTTCGGATCGTCTTGATTGCGGTCGGGGTGGCACTTGCCAGCCTTGCTCTTAAACGCTTTCTTGATCTCCTCCTGGCTTGCGTCTTTAGGCACGCCCAGGATGTCGTAAAGTTCAGGCATTAGAACTTCCTTCTATACTTGGAGCAACCTTCGATCTGCTGTTCTTTATCACGCAAACCATAGCAGTCACTTTCAAAGTTGGTACACTTCCACGTCCCATCTTCAAGGGGCTTGGAGTGCTGGCAGGTGCGGCAGTTACGATCGGGCTCAGCTTTAAGGTGGCAGACAGGTCTGTGGTCACACCACTTGCACTGGTACCAACCTGGAGACTGGTTTATCTTCTCTGGTGGGACGTCCATCCATACGAGGCGAACACCCCTGTCGATAAACTGGTCAGCCACTTCCGCATTGAAAGGAACGATCTCAGCGTAGAGCTTGTCGTTGTTCTTGTTCACTACCATGTACAGAGCGACAGCGATACCCATCTTTCTCATGTACACTTGCATCTGAACATAGTGCTCAAACTTGGACTCGCGAACGCCTTCCTTCTCCAGCTTGAGGAACGGCTTCTCAGCACTTGTCTTGAACTCGCACAGTGCAGCAACACCAGGATCAAGGTCGGGAATGTTGACCACAATGCCGTCACCGCTCCCGCCAAAGTGTCCGCCAGCATCGCTGATCCGAAACTGGTTCCCGTTTTCGTCCTGCTGGTAAACTTCCGCTCCAATGGTGAGGAGCATAGCAATGAACCGAGCTTCCTCAAGATGGCCCCTGTTGAACAGACGCAGTAGGCGCCCATCAAACTTCGGTCGAGTAGTCCAGCGGAACCCGTACCAGATCTTCCGAGCGCAATCATCGCCAACACCGGAGGCGCCTAAGTGCGTGCGGAACGGGGATTCGTCCTCCCGGTATGCGTCACCCATGTGCGGGATAACTTTGCCAAGCCAGCCTCGGAACTTGGCCCCTTGGTCCGCTTGGATAGCTTCCTCAATAGCGAGGAGCGTCTTTGTTGCTAAATGAACAGCCATGAGCGTTCCTTATGGTAGGTTGTGTCTGCCACGACAAGGGGCGCAAGCTCCACCCACTAATCGTCCGCTCCACTCCCCGCAAAGGTCACACTCTCCAGGGTTGCCCTTAGGCATTTCGGAGACCGCTTTGCGTGCTTCGTTCTGCTTGTTCGTTGTGTAGCTGTCAATAATGATGTCAGCGTTGTCAGCTGCGTCAGCCATAGCGTTGCCTCTTTACGTCGAAAAAAGGGCCCGCCGAAGCGGGCCACTAACCTTACTGACCTTGTGCCCAGGGCGGCATTCCGTTCCCTTGGTCCTGCGGAGGCTGAGCCGTTGTCTGCGGCTGCTGTTGGGCAGGCTGTTGGGCTGGCTGTTGCTGAGCGGGTTGCTGCCAAGGCTGCTGTGCGCCCTGCTGTTGCGGCTGCTGTGCAGGCTGTTCCTGTGCAGGCTGTTGGGCCGGTTGCTGTGCGGGTTGCTGTTGCCAGGGTTGCTGTGCCGGTTGCTGGTTCTGTGGCTGCTGTGCCGGTTGCTGGGCGGGCTGTTGAGCGGGCTGTTGCTGCCACGGCTGTTGTGCAGGCTGTTGAGCGTTCGCAGGAGCACCACCGCCTTGCTGACCTGCCCATGCAGGAGCACCACCGCTAGCAGGAGCACCACCGGCCGCAGGCGCGTCTTCAACCTGCTCGTTGATGTTCTTGTAGTTGGCGATATCGTTGGAGGCGTCGTAACCGTCCTTCGCGGGACGGAGCTTCACCTTGATCTTCAGCGGGATACCGTGGAGCTGCTGGCTGTCCTGGAGCTGCATTACGCCAGTGGCGTGACAAATCGCAGACAGTTCCCCGTAGGCGATTTCCTGGGCGACGGGGTTGCTGTTACGCAGGTTCAGACGTGCGTAGATCTTACGGTTCGCGTACTGTCCATCAATGATGGTAAAGCGAAGCTGAAGATAAGTACCTGTTCCGTCTTTGGTCGGCTTCATTTCCGACTCGTCAACTTGCACATTGTACCAGCCCGCAGGAACCGGATCAGGGGTTCCGGTGTTCGGGGCGACTTGGGAGGCATCGAAATTCAATTGAGCCATTGTTTAATCTCCTAGGATTTTGTTGAAGACACTGGTCAGAAATGGAGGTTCGAGGGCTTCCAATGATCCTGACCGATCTTTGGCCTCGTATTGCAAATCAGGCTGAGTCTGCAGAAACCTGTAGCTCTCGCCTTGTGGCGTCTTGTTTAGTCCAAGACGGAACACCTCGTCGAAGAAGTACGGGAGCTTCGGACCCAGCTTTGAACCAGGCATAGAAGGGCCGTACTTGACCACACCAGACATTTCGTCTTTCACAGGCTCCATCTTGGCAGCCATGTAGACGTGCTTTCCGGGTAGGTCACGGAACCAGCGTATTGTGGTTTCCATCTTCTCAATGAGTTCGCCATACGCCTGGCGGGGATCTTTCACTTGGCGCTTGGCATTGTTGAGCACAGTCTCGCCTATCTCTGATAGCGAGTCGATGCAGATTGTTTGGAATTGGCGGGCCTCGTGGCTTTGATAACACCAGTTATAGGCGTCGGCAAGGTCATCCACTGTGTTGATCTGTATGACGGGAACGTTGTACGTCACCATCTGGTTCCCAACCCCGAACAAGCGTTCAAGGTTCTTCTTGCGAAGGGACAACAGACCGGACTCGGCGGATAGCACAATCGGGGCTGGCGCAGTAGCGCAGAGAACAGTCTTACCCATACCAGAGCCGCCGTAGATGAGCGTCTTGACCCCTGCCACTTGGGAAGCCTGTTCCGATGTTGTGAAGTTCAAAGGCATGAACGCCCTCCTTTTGTAATTGCCCAAATAATGCTACAGGCCCGCCACGTTAAACACAAGATATTTCTACGATTTATCCCATATCCACGGGGTCGCGGAACCCCTGAAAAGTCGGGAAACGGGGCTTGTCTTTGACACCTACAGGGAAGAACTGATACTTGCCAATCTTCCCGACGATGTCATGCTTGTTCTCGAAGTAGTACCGGCGGTCGTTGTGTGACATCTTGCCAGGCGCTACTTCGATAACTGCACCCTTCTGGACTATCACCCGCTCATTGAACAGCACGTCCTCAAGCGCCCGCCCAACAATGGTTCCGACCATGCCGTTCGGCACCATGTTATCAGCTACAGTGCTCCGCTCAGCATACCCGTAGGCAGTACGCTTGAGCTCGTTCTGGTTGGACTTACCCTCAACGACGTCCGTAATCTCAATCTCGGCATCCATGAAACGCTTGAGTCGAAGAAACGTGTTCTCCTTGGCAGTGCTGCGCCCGTACTTGTACACGCCGTCCAGGTCACGCAGGATCAGGCCCTCGTACTGCTCGCTGATCATCTTTAGCTCGAGTGCTTCAAGCTGCTCCCTGCAATACACGATTTCCATGGGCACGACCCACAGCTTGTCCTTGAGCGAGGGATCCGACTCAGTCAGTGCTAGCACCTTGCTGGCCAGCTCCGTGTATCGCTCGCGGTATGGATTGTGGTTATTGTACCCGTCCCGCACATAGTCAAAGAGGCACCAGCGAGTCTGGATGTCACCTTTGATAGTGCCCAGGGCGCTGGTCGTCTCGTTGCAGATGCCGTACCCGGTTATCCGATCAACAACCATCTCTCCGTCAAAACCGTTGAAGCGTGGGTCGCTATAAAACGCTGTGTTCAGCTTGTTCTTGAACTGCTTCCCACTACGACCCACAAGGCGCTCGTCCACGTTAAGCGCCCGCACACCGTCTATCTTCGGCATTGCTGCAACGGGGAAGCGGAGCTTTTCTACGTCCACATCACATGCGAGTATAGGCTTCATCCGTGCCTCCGATATTCATCAAAGAGCGCCATGCTGTGCGGGAGGTACGTGCGGAGCATTTCCAGGATCGCCACCGCATACTTCTGCGCCTCAATCTGAGCGTGGCTGTCCTTGCGCAGTGCCAGGAAGTGCATCATGTTGTGAAGGTCCTGCTTCCAGAGCCAATGCGTGTAGTGGTTCAGGTGCAGAAACATGCGAGCGTGTTCCGCTGCAACGCCGTCCGCAATGGCAGCCGTATACTGGAAGTAACTCTGTTGGCACTGGTCGTCAAGTCTACGCTTGAACACATCTTGCTTGATCTGCGGAAGCCCATCGTCCTGTCCCTGCTTTGCGTTCTTCGGTTTGCCACCTACCACTTCAGGGATGTACCATTCTTCAGGGAGCGTGATGTAACGCCCGCTCACCTCGTTAATGGTAGCAGTACGGTGGCGCACAAACTGGCGAGCCACAAAGATTGGCATCTTCATTTCAATCCAACACTCAATCATCTCGAACGGTGTCGTGTGCCAGTTGCGCATCAGGTAGCGTGCCAGCCTGTGGTCATCCTCTTCTGCCCTGCCGCTGTCCATGTTCTCAAACGACATGCGAGCACTGTTGGCCGGGTCGACGTCGCTTGCATCAAAGTCGGCTTCAGGTCGACGGGTTGGCCCTGACAGGTTGCGCAAGGCGACGAACCCATGATCGAGGACGTCCATAGCGATGGCGCCCTTTCCTGTGTAGTTTGGTTCTGGCTGGCTCATTGATTGACTCCGAATGTGAGCGTTTTCTGGAATGAGGACTGGTTGACTTCTTCGTCCTCGAGTTTGCCGTTGTTGATAAAGTAGCGGTTCAGCAACGTGTTGAGGATGCGGATGCCAAGCGTGTTCTGCTCGTGCAGGCGTGCAACGACCTCCATGATCTCATTGACCACAACATCCTTCTGCACATCCGGGAAGAGCTTCAAGTACATTGCCAGCAGGCGCGAATTCAGGAGCGTATGATACATGGACTCCAGCGACAGCTTCTTCAGGTTGTAGATCAACCCTACGCGGCCCAGGAACTCTGTCTTGATACCGAAGTCCCGCAAGCGGTCCAGGTTGAGGTTCTCTTCCCCGTTGAAGGCACCCGCAAAGATGAACAAGACCTTGTCGACAGCGACGTCAACATACTTGCCATAATCCCCGTACACGGATGCAGACTTGCTTTCCAGCACCTTGAGGAACTCGTTCTGCACGCCGTTGGTGGTCTCGTGCGCCAGGTGGCTGTTGCTGTTACCGCTGATGAACAGCTTGTCGAACTCGTCAACAAAGCAGATTGTGAGCGTGTTGCCCTTGTTGGCAAGCGGGGACAGCGCCTTAGACAGGCTGTTGCCGGACGTGCCTTCTTTCGTCAACTGTGCAGCATTGATCTCGAGGAAGTCTACCTCGTGCTCCTCTGCCAGGTGCTGTGCGATATGTGACTTGCCGCTGCCGCTGGGGCCAGTCAGTACAAAGTGCGGACGAATGCAACCCTCAGACGTGCGATAAATCTGAATGATGCGATTCAGTTGGTCCAGGACTTCTTGCTGCTCTTTAACCATGGAGGAACTCCCTAATCTTTTGGATGCGATACCGGTCACGGGCCTTGCGCATGTGCTGACGGGCCTTGCGGTCGCAGATGTTGTTAACTACGAATCTGGCATCTGCTTTCTTGGTGTGTCCCTTCACATGCTTCAATCGTATGTGAAGTTCGTGCGACGTAACGAAGTCGCTATACCATGACACCAGTTCTTTCTCTTGGTCCGTGATGTTTGTCCTAACGCCCTTGAAGGCGTCTATTGCTGGCTGACAGTCTGTCTGCAGAAGCACGGAATCCCTCTGTAGCACCAGCCCCCGTTTGCGTGCAACGTGTAAAGCATTTAGAAGCGCCATCATCTCCGCGGCAATGTTGTTGACAACGTCCGCTTCGATTACACCATCCCCGCCATGCTTTCCACGCTGCGACGCAATCCAGAAACCATAGCCCGCTTTGCTTGTTTCAGGACAGTACGAAGCGTCAGCTATGATTGTCACCCACATTAGCTGGTCGCCTTTCTCTTGGGGAGAACGATCTCCAGTGAGGGTGAGCCCGGTTTAACGATCAGGCACTGGTCAAACAGAGCACGCTCTTCGTCCGTCAGTGTGCGGTACTCCTTCAGGACCAGGCTTGGCTTATACTGCACCAGGACGTCAGGGTTGATTTCATTCTCACGCAACTTCTCTTTCAGTGCGTCCAGCGCACCTGGGTCAATGTTGCGCTCGAGCTTGTGCTGCGCCTTCAACACATACCCGTCACCTAGCTCGTAGCTGTTGGTCCCCTCTTTGGGGTCAGGGAATGCGTTGCCGAAGATCTTCTTACGAAGCGTCATCTCTTGGGCACGGATTTTCTTGAGCTGGTCCGCCAGTTCGTACCACTTTGCGAGGTCGGCCTGGGTTACAGCGTTCTCAGGGATCTCAGCCATTGCTGTCTCCTAGTTTGGGTCAGTGTCACGTTTGAGAGATTCCTGGAAGGCGTCGCATGTTGCCTCGTCCATAGCGGTCAGCTTGATCATGCCTGTCTCGCCGTTGACTTCAATAGCGACGCCACCCATTCCACTCCCGTCCATTACCTCAGCGAATGGGAGCTCTACTGATCCCCCATGTTGCTCGATGAGGCGGTAGAGCGATTGTTGAAGCAGCATGACTCGCGCCTGATGCTCCAGTGCTTCCGCCAGATTATCCATGGCCTTAGACCTTGTCTGCTCGGGCTTGTGCAGCGTTGTCGGAGTAGCTCAACCCCTCGTAACGCTTGCTCAGCTTCGTGATGTTGCCTGCCAGAGCGTCCTCGTGAGTGAATTCAGCCAAGGCGTAGAACTCGTCCAACTTGGCGCGGAAACGTTGCATCTCAATACGCAAGGCGGGCATCTTGGAGCCGTCCTTGTAGATGACGAGTTTCTTGGCAGTGTCCAGAACGTTCCCCGCTTGAATGAGAACGTCAGTGAATGGATCTTTCGTGAGCGTTGCAGGGTCAACCACGGTTCGGGCAATCACTGCATCTGTTCCCTGACACAGCCCTTCAAAGTAGAACTCAATATCGCCAAGCTCTTCCAGGGCGTTGTCCCGGTCGTCCTCAACGATAGCGCCGAGCAGCTCCAGCACTTCACCCGACACGCCAACAGCCATGTGGAGGATGTGTGCTTCGCTTGCTTCCATAGTGCTACAGATGTCCGCGCCCGACTTCGCCAACGCTTTTACCAACTCTGGGTGGGTAATGCTCATCTTGTCTTTTCCTCTTATTTTGTGCCGCGTTATTGCAGAGCACGGAATGCAATATAGGCGAACGCCACATGCTTGTAAAGCGTAACGCCTGATAATTTAACGGTCCATATCAAGGACCCGGAAACACCGCCCGTGATACCCATACAGCTCGACCGCCTTGTCCTTTGCGACCTCCATGATGTAGCCGCTATCGATCGCCGTCTTGATAGTGTGGTCAAGTGCGAGCGTGGCGCCCATCCTGTAGTTAACGAAGCAGCGAACCTGCCCTGTGCGTCCCTGTAGGTACTTGCGGGGAACAATACCGTCAGCAACCATACGGGAGTCAATGCCATAGCTCTTAGACACCTTGCCGCGTATGAACTCCTCGAGTACGCTTTGCAGCTTCTTGAACCGCGTAGTGTCATCAATACCAATGTCACCGCCCAGGATCTTAGCTCGCATTGAGTACACGTCTGCCTTGATAAGCTCAATGGCCCAGGTAGCGTGCTCCACAGTGATTGTCGGGTTGATATGGTTGTCCGATGCAGCAAGAACACCTGCCACCCGAACGGCCTTTAGGTGTGCCCGGTTCCACATCTGCCGTTGACTCTCGTCCTCCCCTGCCTTGTGGATCTCCTCGTCACACATTTCGTTGAACTCCTGGAGCATGTTATCAGCTACAGGGTCCGTCTTGACCTGGATGACGTTGGGCGACATTGCAACGCTGGCGCAGTGGCTCGCGATGCTTGCAAGGGTGTCCGATATGTCCTGTGGCACTTGCAGAAGCTGGTTCTTGTTCTCAGGTGGGCGGTCGCCCAGGTACTCGACGATATTGAAACGTGACAGGAAGCCATCTTCCATCATTGTGCTGGTGAGCGAGTCGTAGAACGTGCCGGGTGTTGTTTCCCCGATCATGCTGTATGCAATAGCGTTGGTTGACTGGACGTTCTGTTCCTTGTTGGAGTAGCTTAGACCGCCCACAACCGAGGCAGCGCCCGACTTCTGGTAGAGGTTGGTCATTGCCGTGCGGAGTTGCTGCATAGGCCCATCGCGCCTGTCCTCGGCCATGCGTTGCAGCTTGCGACCCCATTCCCCGCTCACGTTCACAAACGAGGGAAAGCCTTCCATGCCCTTGACGAGTGCTGGCCCCGATGCGTAGTCCGTGAAGTTGACAAACGGGCTGACAACGTGACCACATGGACTCCTCAGGATATGCCCGATCCCGCTGTGCATTGCCTCCTTCCCGATTGCGCTTCGTGCGATGAGGATAATGTACAGGTTAAGACCGGTCTGCCCCACGTTGTACGCCTTGCCCGTAATGCCCGCCATAAGGCCAAGCGCCGCAACTATAGCAACCTCTTTCACTGGACGGGGAGCACTGCTATAGATGAACCCTGCTATGGCCCCAACGAGCCCAGGGGGCCACTCTAGGCCTGCTGCTTCGGGTGGTTTGAAGCGAACAACGTTGGGCTCAGCTTCCGTGTACTGCGTCTGGTCCATGTGCGCAACAAAGTCACGAACATGCGGGTCCACTCGCAGCCCTCCAGGTGCCTGCGCTTGCTCAGGTTCCCTGTAGTTTGATAAGAGCGCCCGAGCCACCGCGGAACCGTGGTCATTGCGTGTCGCCTCTTTGGCTTGCCGTGCCCGTATGATCTCAAGCGTCCTGTTGAGGTACACATCATTCTTGACAGCTTTCTCACGAGACCCTAGCACAGTCTGACGGAACATGCGACGACACTGTTCGTTCGACTTGCTGTAGAACGTGAACATGGACATCAGGGCCAAGTCCGCTTCGGACTGACTCGGGAACCCGTATCCTTGCCATCGACCCGCGCACAGGTCTACGAATTTCTCGTGGTTCCCTGCCGTAGTTGCACGCTCCCAAATTTCTGGATCGGTTAACTCAGCTTCAACTTCCGTCAGCTCTATCTGCGTATCGGCCAGCCCAAGCTCCTTGGTCAGGTTCTGCAGAATGAGCGACCCGTCCTTTATAGGGAGCTGTCGGCTTTCGTGTAGCAGGGGAATCGCAATGCCGTTCATCAAGTGATACTTGACACCCGACACAGGAACACCCGTGCAGACAATAAAGCGTTCGCGGGAGTAGACCTCAATCCCCTTGCCGCGACGCCCCTTGCCAATGTCCCCTCGGACCCAAACGTGTAGGCCCTTGCGGCTGTTGCTGAGCTCGGTATAGCTGTCAGCGAACTCAACGATACCCGTGTAGAAGTCCAGGTCGTACTTGCTCGTCCACTTATCTCTCGGGTATGGGTTCCCCTCCTTATCCAGACTCTCCGCATCCTTGACGTCCATGTCAATGCAAGTGTACGGGTCATCAGGCGTGATAATGTATCCAATACCCCAACCATACTGGCGGGCATAATTGCAAGCGGTTTCGAAGTCAAGCCATGGGCCCACTACTGGGCTGGCGTGATATGGACCGCTGGGGCCTGCGAGGTACGGAGCCTTATCGGGACCAGCAATGCACCACTGGTTCCTCTGTTGCATCTCGACCGGCAGGCGCCACCACTCTGCGCCTACCAGTGCCGTCATGCAAGCTCCCCTCTCCGTGATGCTAACGATACCTTCCAGGCTTCAAGG